GATGATACAGATCGGCGAACAGATTGTGCAGGTTGTGCAGACTGAGATCACGCACGCACCCACTGGCGAGAAGCGTATGAGCCAGTGTCCTGTTCGATCACAAGACCCCACTAACCCACAGAAGATGGGCAGTGGTATTACCTATGCCAAGCGTTACGCATTGCAAGCAGCGTTTGGTCTGCCGTCAGAAGATGATGACGGTAACGCCGCATCAAGCGGTCAACCAGCCAATCAAAATACCGAGTGGCGCAAACCTAAGACTGGAGATCTAAATGAATTTTGAACCAGAAATCAAAAGGGGGATTCCTATTCCCTCCAATGAACCTGAGAAGTCCAAATATAAATGGCTTTTAAACATGAAGATTGGTGACTGCATAGATGTGCCTGATAAAAAAACAGCACAATCAATTGTTTCTTCCGTCTATCAATCAGGCATTGGTCGCAACAAAAAGAAAGGACCGGGCCGCGTAAAGCAACGTGTCATTAATGACAATGGTCAAAAAATCTATCGTATATGGAGAGTATCATGAGTGACTATGACAACACTGACTCAGGGGCAGCATTCGCCCCTAAGTACAGCAAGATGATCCTTGAGGGTCCAATCAATGACAACGGTACGGATGGTCGTATCGCTGTCGTGCAATCTCAGACCAAGGATGGTGACATCATTCGTGATGTTTACATGAAGGTCGGCACGCTGTTTCCCAATGAAGCAGCAGACGAGAGCAGCGAGAAGTTTAACCCAAAGGCACCTAAGTACACTGGTCCTTTTGGCAGCAGACGTTGCTCGGTATGGACAGCGATGACCAAGGACAACGAACCATATATGTCTTTCAAACTACAGGACAAATACAACGATGACGCTCCTGCTGCTGCCGCGCCAGCGGCTAACGCCAACACCCCAACGCCGACAGAACTCGATGATGCTATCCCTTTCTGATCTGGTCCCATTGGAGAAAGTGTGCGCCGCACTTGAAGCTGCACCCCGCAAAGTGCAGCAAGAGTGCGGCAAGCACAAGATACCTGTGATCAAGATCGGCAACAAAGCATGGCTGACTAACGAGAATGTAGACAAATTACTGAGGGCATCAGAATGGCACTACACTTACACAAGCGAGGAAAATTCTGGCACGTCCAAGGTTCGGTATCGTGGGGCAACAAAACAGTCAGCGTACGCAGATCTACAGGCAGAACTCTCAAACGAGAAGCCGAGCAAGTAGTCGATGAGTTTTATCAGCAGGCAATCAACACACTCAAGAATGGCAGTGACAATGCTGCCATTCCTTTTTCAATAGCCGCAATCAACTGGGTCAAAGCTAAAAAACGTAAACCGACATGCCGACAAAATATTAAGCAATTAGGTGATTTCTTCCAAGACTACATAGTGGGAGATATCACTGATGAAGCGTGGCGCAAGTACGTCAACCAGCAACATGCAGACAGCAGACCCGCTGCTATCAATCGCATTCGTACAACACTGGTGAGCGTGCTTCGTCACGCTTCTGTCAATTACACTATAGCTAAAGAGAAAGAACCAGATAAGCGCATCGTCTTTCTATCCATAGAGAAACAGAACGAACTGCTTGCTGCTTATCCAGAGTTTGCACGCCCATACTTCCAAGCCCTCTGTTATCAAGGTCTGCGCAAGTCAGAAGCCTGCCAGCTTTTGTGGAATGACGTGAATTTTCATGACGATATCATCCTCGTACGGGGTGAGAATAATCACACAGGTTCAAGTAGATTCATACCGCTGCACACCAAAGTCAAAGCAACATTGCAGACAATGGAACGCAGATCAAATTTGTATGTGTTCACAAACAGATATGGCAGTCCATACTCATTAGGTGGACCGCGTAAAGTGCATGAGACTGCACGCAAGAAGGTGGGGCTACCCAGCTTTACCATACATGACTGGCGGCACCACTGGGCCAGCCGCTTGGCTATGCTCGGTACAAACTCAGCTACACTGATGGAGTTGGGTGGATGGGAAACACCAGACATGGTGCATCGATATGCATCTCTAAGTAACGAACACAAAAAGCACACAATCAACAAACTGTGAGGCGATTCATGCAGCTATTTCAATCAGATAAAAGCAAGGGTAATTCCCTTACCAAGGGTGCGCTCTACCGCTGGAGCTATGGCAGCATTATACCGAGCAACATTCTAACTCGTTGTTATCCTACAAGAAAACAAGTTCGTAAAGCACGTTTACGCCTTTGCATTAGTGCAGGGTTATGCATCTTCTTGTTAGTTTCCGTAATTTACTAATGCAAAACTCGCATATTTTTTACACAAATCTTACACAGAAAGGAAAACCAATGCGCCTTGCATACAGAAAACAGACCAGCAAAGCAATGATCGAAGCGCGTGCTGCTGGTTATTTATCAGTTCACACTACAGTCGATGGCATGGACAAATCTTATAGGCAAGAAATCAATAAGTACAAACAACAATGGGCAGCAGCAGCAAAGCTGATGCCTGACAATGCATTTGCAGATGATGTGGCCGATGATGATGTGGGTCACTATTACCCTAGCATGACTGTAGTCGAAGGAGGACTGCACTATGAGTAACGTAATCAACCTACCTAAAGCAGAACGGCAGCTATCCAGCGAGGCTTTGCTTAAATTGATCAGTGAAAACGCTGATCGCTTTGTAGTTTTTGCAGAACATGAGTCCACATTACACGGTCTGGACGACAAAATGCCTGCATGTTTGAACGGCAACTCTATTCAACTCAATCTGGTAAACGACCTGTAATCGTTGCTGGAAGCCAAATAAAACATCGATTCTCAGCGACCTGAGTAAGACTAGCCGTGTCCTAGTACCTTCAAGTCTACGAGATTCGATGTTTTTTTAAACAGGAACAGCCAGCAGCCGCATACGATTACATAAACGCTCTGCTCTGTTGGGAACCTGACGATACCATTTGGAATCTTCCATCTGTGCAGCAGCTTCTTCCCAATCGGCAGCATCTACTGCTGCTTTCATCATCTTAAAAGCAGACAGACGAGGCAGGCCAAGATTAAACATCATGTTTGCAATGATCAGCTTGGCATCCTCTGGTAGATTATCAAAGTCAGGATACAGCTTAACGCAATCCAGACGCACAGCATCGAGGTCACGCTCAAACAACTCCTGCACACGCTCATCAGATACAGGCGTGCCTACCTCCATATCAAACTCAGGCTCGTCCTCACGACAGAGGTGACCGATACCCACGGTCTTTAGATGAAGATGATCTAGGTACACCTCATGCTTGATGCCTTCATCTAACTCAAGGTCTACACGCAGCTTTGCTAAATTCATTTCTTACCCCCAAAGAATTTGGTAGCTGATCTAACGCCAAAGCTGGCAGCTACAATCACACCCAATGTGTACTGATACCAATCAGGCATAGACTCCAGAGCAGCAAAGCCCTCAGCTACAATGATACGGCCCCACTCACCACAAAAAGCCAGGACCATTGGAATGCTGAACAGCAGCACAAGCCATTCGTCAGCCCAGCTATTTGCTTTGCCTCTGGCAATCTCTAAGTCCCAGTCAATCTCGCCAGTGGCCTTCTTTTCCATAATCGTTGCTTCAGCCTTCGCCGTTGCAACCTTCGCCACAGTCTCAGCTTTCTTTGTCTCAACCTTTCCTTCAAGCCACGTCCCCACTAACGAGCCAACAGGACCAATCAATGCCTGTAACATCAGTGCTTCTCCGAGTTCAGCCAGACAGCCAGTGATCCCGTCATGGCACCAGTTACAACGCTGATGAGGCTGGCTTGCTGTGTTGTAAGATCAGGCTGAGATAACGCCCATTCGATGCAGCGAACATAAACACCTGTCATGCAGAGCATCATGAACCTTGGCAGGATGCGTAACTCCAACATCTTCCTTGCAACGCTTTCTACTGTCATTGGTTCAAACTCCTTAACCAAAGTGCAAACAAGACAATCAATCCAACGCCTGTAATCATTGACAGGATGATGATGATCACCTCGACAAACTTGCGTCTGATTTCTCTCTGTTTGTAAATTGTCTCTTGTCGTTCCTTGCGTATCTTGCCTTCCATTCGGACAAGCTCATCCCACTTAGATTGACCGTAGCTGTACTGTATGTACTGCTTGAGTTGCGCTCGGTCCTCTTCTGCCTTTGTTTTGGCAGCGACAGCTTCAAAAGCAGCAGACTCAACAGTCGAGCCAGCAAACAGTTTCTTAAATAAAGGAGGGTTTTTTAATTCTTTCTCAGCCTGCTCAAGATCAGATAGCGCACCCATCCAGCGTGACAGATCGGACGCCATGTCCTCTATAGATCTTGCAACTTGAAAACCTTTTTGAACTGCTTTGAAAGCGGTAGCTGCTGTGGTGGCTGCTGTAATTGGGTCCATCAGTACACCTTAGTTTCCTCTGGAACTACAACTGGCAAACAATAAGCGGTGATATTTTGCCCCTGTTTGTGGAGTCGTTGTGCAAAGTACACGCAGTCATCGACAGAGCGAAAATACATATCATTACTTTTGAGGCGTTTGTCCTCGCCAATCCCCACAAATACGAACAGCAGAAACGCATGGATCATCCATTAATAATTAACCCAATAAGCAAAACGATAGTCGTGCCAGCAGTGCCAATCATGATGTGTTCAATGCGCTTGATCCGCAGGATGGTTTCTTTCCATCGCTCCGCACATACTGCTTCATGTGTATCTATCTGGGCCTGTACAGATGCGGCTGTAGGCTTTGCCATTACCAACCAGCCGGAACAGCTTGACGCATTGGCGGGTTAGCAAGCGCAGCCATCTGCTCATCAAGCATTGTCTGCATTTCAGCCTCAGTCTTTTCCAAAGCCTCAAGCGTCTTGGCTTTGCACCAGTCTTTTGTAATGTCATTGAAAGCAACGTAGTCACTGTCACCCTCGTCTGGTGTGGATACAGCAGCAGTGCCATAGGCTGTGACATTTAGTGCCTCGCCTTCATCGTTTGTCTCGCTGTCAGAAACAGCAGTTAGCCGCCAGTGAATTGTCTTGATGCAATCAGAGTGTCCGTTCTGCGCCTCATTGCAAACATCAAGTGCTGGGAAGTCCCAAGTGTATGAATTAGCCATTGTCTACTCCTCGTATGGGCTTGTGCCGCAGCAACTAGGCCACGCTGCTTTGAGTTCAGTGATTGTTGTTGCGCTATTGCCAGCAGTCGGGGCATCCCGCAGTGCTTGCTTGTCAGACACGATTGAGGCTGTGTCTGCGCTTGCTTCAAGAGCCTTCATGTAGTCAGCGTCTAGCGCCTCTAGCAGCGGCTTTCTGGCTTCCCTAACCCTGTCGGCAAAAATCGCTTTGGCTACTGCCAAATCCTCTGTGATGACCGTGCCGTCCAAAGCCCAAGCGTTTCGGAAATGTCTGTCGCTTGGAACTGTGGCTGATGCGGCAGCAATCTCATTGCCGTCCTTGTCTGATATGATTGTTGTCATGCCGCTATTCTCCACGCATTTCTAAACTCTCTGTTTGGCAGTTTTTCACGCCTGATGATTTTCATCTTTACACTGTTGCTAGTTTCGTGGTTACGCCAAATGTGCTGTGGTACATCTTTCATAATTAAATAATGAATAGCTTGTTCTTCAGTCTTTGGACCTTCACGGGGAGTGTCGTGCATGAGATATCCCCTGCCTTCGCTATGTTTAGTAAACGTGGGCTGTGCTTCGTCTTTTGCTAACTCCCAATAAACCCACACCGGAGGAAATACGCCGCCATCCATTAGTGCCGCCATAGCATTAGGGTCTGGGTTCATCACAGTGCAGCACTGCATATCAACATCTTCGTAAACAACCACATACTCCGTATGATGAGGTTTCAGTCGTTGCTTTGCTTCTGCCAGACGGTCAATCAAACGCATCAAATACCCCCAACCACCGAAGTCATATTGTGAGCCTGATCTTTTTCATTGCCATCAGGGTTTCTTGTATTCAGTGTGTACTGGCTTGTAGAATTAATTTGACTTCCGAAAATACCTCTTGAGCTGCTTGCTGCACTTGTGTCCATCCCACAATAACTAATGCAATATTTGTCGGAGTCAGAGGCTTGAGACATTGTTACGCTAAAAGCACCAGTAGATGGGTCAGAAATTGAACTATTGTTAAAAGAATCAGAAGCTGAACCTGCCCCTGTAAAATTTACCCAATGAATGTGCGCCATATTTTCTGGGCCAAAAACAGATGTAGACATTACTTAGCCTCCATATCAGCTATACGCTGTTCTAATTGTTCGATTTTGCGGTGAGCATCCTGAAGTGCCGACACCAGTATCGGTGTGATGCGTCCGTAATCCATAGACATCATCGCATCATCGTCATTTCGTGTGGTTACAGCTTCTGGCATGACTTCCTGCATTTCTTGGGCGATGAAGCCCATAGAGCGTAGGCCGTCAGGGTCAGACTTCCAAGCGTATGACACAGGGTTCATAGCCATCAGCTTGTCGGTTGCGACTAGCGGCTCGATGTCTTGCTTGAGGCGAATATCTGAGGTGGTGTTAAAAGTAGCACCAGAAGAACTCACGGCTACATTGCCCTTACCCGTGCCGCTTAGACTAAATGTTACAACGCTAGACCCAGCAGAATTTGTGTTGAAGTAAGCAGCATCGCCGCCAGAACGAGAGAAAAACGCATCACCGATATGGCCACGCAAACTAATACCAGAAGTCGTGTTGCCAACGCCCGGTATATTTGTTGACGATTGTCCGATTCTGAGTGAGCCACTAGAGTCAAACCTAGCCCGCTCATTTCCGTTAGTTACAAAGCGAACATCGTGTGAGCCTGTAAAGTGGACTTCACCCGTGTGACCGGCAGCACCTTTGACCCGCTGACAATACGAATCTTTGAAACTATTACTAACATTCCCTAAATCAACCACCGCACTGCTTGTTCCATCGCTTGCTGTGCGTGGTATGACCGCTGGGGTTGCATCAAAGAAACGTAGGTTTACCGCGCCTGTGCCAATTAACAAGTCACCATTGCCAGCCTTGATTGAGCCAACGGTTGTGCCGTCTTTACGCAGCACAACAATGTCACCATCATCACTATTACGTCCGACATAAAGAGGCGGGTTGCTATCTCTAACGATAGCCGTCAGGCCGCTGCTTTGTGTTTCAAATCCCGCTGTGGTTGTTGATGAACTGGTCTTGCCAACCAGCAGATTTCTGCTTCCGTCAAATCGTGCGGCCTCAGTATTGGCAACCATAAACGCAAGCTGTGTGCTGCCAGCCTCAGTGCCAAAAGTGCCTACGCTGCTTCCATCTGTTTTGAATGTGAAGTTGGTTGCAACACCGTCTGTAAATGTGGCGAGTGTTCCTGTACTGCCTTTTGTTGCAATGACCTGACCCGTTACAGAAACACCAGATGAGCTAGTTTCAAACTTCTTGGCGTTGTCGTAGTACAGTTCAACTGAGCCGTCAGTTTTAGCAACCAACATCTGTTCAGCTTGGTTTTTCATAAGCTGGATGTTGTTGCCGTTAGTGGTAATAAGGAAGTTGCCTGTCCCTACATCTTCGATAAATGAGTTGTTGTTGGAGTGATGTATCTTCAGGCCATCATTGCTTGTTCCAACGTAAATATTATCAGTATCAGCTATAACAATATCGTTTCCGTTGCTTTGCAAATCGCCGCCAAGCTGGGGACTGCTGTCCTCGACTATGTTACCAATGCCAGCAGTAATAGATGCCCAAGCACTGCCTGTGTAATACTTCAAAGCATTGTCTGATGTATTGTATGCAAGATCACCTGCATCTAGGCTGCTGCTAGGATCGCTTGAGCCTACACGGTAACGCTCCGCAAAACTGTTTACGCCGCTGATGTTAGTAGCAACTGTGTTTACATTGGCTATTGAGCCACCAACATTGTTGACGTTAGTAATTGCTCCAGCCACGGTGCTTACGTTTGATGCTGCTCCAGCAACCGTTGTTACATTAGATGCAATGCCAGCGACAGTGGTGACATTGGCTGCAATCCCAGCTACAGAATTTATGTTGCTTGCATTGCTTACAACAGCGTTGATGTTAGAAGCATTACTAACTGCTGCGTTAATGTTAGACGCATTGCCAGCTACAGACGTTACATTGGCAGCGATATCTTCTACAGCAGCTACATCGCTGCTAATTCCAGCCACAGCCGTTACATCACTGGATATGCCAGCCACCGTGTTTACGTTACTAACAGCACCAGCAACGGTAGCAAGATTGTTAACATTGGTGGTGGTTGCGATTGTGTTGAGGTCAGACACAAAGTCAGAGGTGGCAAGCAGATTCAAGTCTGTAACAATGTCTGATGTAGCAAGCGTGTTGATGTCACTTACGATATCGCTTGTTGCCAATGTGTTCAGATCAGAAACAATATCACTGGTAGCCAGTGTGTTTAGATCGCTAACAATGTCGCTGGTTGCCAATGTATTGATGTCATTGATTACATCTGTAACAGCCAGAGTATTTAAATCAGATACAAAATCGCTTGTAAGCAGACTGGCCTTTGCAGCAACACTGGTTATCTCAGATTCTTTGCCAGCAACCGTATTAATGTTTGTTGCATTTCCAGCTACAGCATTGATGTTCGATGCATTGCCAGCTACCGATGTCACATTACTAGAGATTCCAGCTACTGTAGTTACGTTGCTGCTAATGCCTGCTACTGTTTGAATAGCATCTGTTGCATCAGTGCCATCTTCGATATCTGCCAATGTCGCTATGTCAGCAGTAACAGCAGACAGGCTTGAAACATCAGCAATAGTAGGGCCAGCTTCCGGCACGCCTGTTGTTGCATTAAAGCCTAAGACTGTGCCTTTGCGTGCATCCTTGAGCGGCAGTTCCATAGACGCAGCAGTATCGCTATCTTGCAAACGCAATGAGCGATCAACGTCATCTTTGCGGTCAGCAAACTGAGCCGTAATTTTATCTAACTCTGTATTGAGGGCTGCTATGTTAAAGGAGCCAGAGGTTGGAAAGTCTGTGGTTCTGGCAAGATCAATATCGCGTGTAATAACAACCGTGCTACCACCTGATGCACCTGTTACAGTCAGGGCTATCGTTCCTGTTGACCCGCTGCCACCAGATGAAACCGTGTAATGTGTTGTTGCTGATTTCTGCGTGCCATCAACATAGACATTTAGATCTGCTATGTCGAAAAACTCAAATGGCACAGTGAAGCTGGTCTGTGTAGCCCCCGCATTCACAGTGTAGGATATTCTCGGATTGTTATCAGTTAAACTAATAGTCATGTCACCCTCGTATCATGCATTAATGCA